CATTATTAATTTCCCATTATATCGAACTCTCTCCGCAACCCCAATGAATGAATCCAATACGCGAATCCAATTACCTATTCCGGTTGCCTGGTTGTATAAGTCATTGTTCGGGGAAGTCGCAAAAACAAATGGTATTAAGTTCACTGATTCGTAAACTGAATTATCAATGTACTTCACGCGATCTCCGTAATTGTAAGTCGTTGCTGGATTCCAGTTCGCTGCGGAATCTCCACCGTAATATGAATTGAAAACTAAATCATGAAGCCACTGATTTGAAGATAGCAGGGCTGTTAACCATGCTTTCCACTTCGTCAATCTCCTTTGCGGTGGTAGAAGATTCTCCGAAATTATCGCTTCATCTTGCTCGTATATTATCGGGGTGTTCATTTAGTTATTATCAATATTGAAGGTCAGCACCGATGCCCCTGTGTCATAAGTGATCTGCCCAGACACTGTTTGATATTCGCGTGAAATAATCAGTGAAGTATTTATGAGGTAATTCGCAGTTCCTCCGTTTGGTGTTGCGTAAATATTTACTGGTTGAAAATCTGTTACTCCGGGTGTTGTACGAATAACATCCATGATGTCGGACAGTTTTATAGTGCTGTTGAATTTCAGCGTTGCGAGATAATTCGTAATGGCATTCGTAACATCATTCTGAATCGTACCTGAATATTGTCCTATATAATAAATAGTTCCGATAATGTCGAGAATGTCAGGTAATTTATTCACTATTGAAAATGAAATATCAGCTCCTAATATTTCATTCAGGTAAGAAGTAAGTGCCGCTATTTCGGGCCCGGAAAGGACACCGCCCGACTTCGTAACTTTAATTATCAGCCCTCCGTTTCCATTCGACAGTACAGCGCAGTTCGTTATGATTCGTAATGTCGGGTCAATTACAGGATATGAAATAGAAAAATCCGAATTGATTTGTACGACCTGAGAAAGCGAAGCGGAATATTGGAATAAGAATACCTGTGCTTGAATCCATGCCGCTGTTTCAGGTGCTGCTGTCGCTACTGTGTTTTCAATTTCAATTTGAAGGATAGAAAATATTTGCTCTAATAAATTCTGCGCGACTGCCACAATAAATGTCCACAAACGCCAATTAGCTACTTGAGAAGGAGATGTAAGCCCTGATAGTGCCGATTGCGCTTGCGTTGACGCGATAATCTGCTTTTGTATGGTTGATATGTCGCGCGGTGTCATTATGTGCCGGGGTTGGTTCGTATGTATGGCTCGGCGGTGTCTCCGCTTGCATTTACTTTTACATCTGCTTCAACAGGCATCGGCACAGTCGAAGGGATTCCGCTAACAGGTTCTTGTAGCGAATTGTCCACAAAAGAAGTTTTATAACGCTGAACGAAATGGTAAACGCCATAATGCTTATCGTCATCCTCCTCCGCTATCCGCATGAATGTACCCGCGCTATCCCCTGCTGAATTAACTTTGAATTTATTCATAACAGAATAAATCTGTTCCTTCAAATCGTAAATACCTAAGTCCTGTTCCATTGTACCATCCCCGGCATCTATTTGCCAATCCAAAATATGCAGATCAACAATAAGATTTTCGTAAAGTTGAACGCCCTGGGCAAGTTGCATTATCTCCGATGCTTTGAATGAAATAAAACAGGCAGGGAAAAGGAACATTGGATTCTTACTGCCATCCTCTGCGTACAAAAGCTCAACCTGATTATTCCACCTGCCAATCATTTTCAAAACAGGTGCGCCACCCGAGACGAGTGTGAGTAGTTGCGCTTTTATATCGTTGAAGAATTGGCGGGTCATTTTCGGTGAAGTGATTGCATATCATGAGCAAGTTTTTCTTCCAAAGATTTCATTAATATCTGGGAATAACCGAGAAACTTCCTTTGCGGCATTCCATCTTCTCCGTAGTTATGTCGCTTCGCGTAAACCTGCGGAACGCTGAAAAGTATCTGGTCGAATGTTGCCAGCTTCAAAGATTCATTAACTGACTGGCGAAGGTGTTGTCCTGTTTGTCTTTTGCTTGTTTGCTTTCCGACAAGTATAGCGCGGTTGTGTCTATCCTCTGCGTTCTTCTTCGGATATTTATATGCTGCCGTTCCGGGGATTCTGCGTTGTGGCTCTTTCCACTTCTCGCCATCCCATCCCTGCTCCTCAAATGATTTTCTAAAATAACGCTGCGCCATATTACCAAGTATGAGCGGTTCCTCCCGCTTCAATTTCTCGAAGTTACGCATCGTTTCTATGAATCGGAATTGAGACATTAGTTTACAACTTTCTGTTTAGCGTTTCGTAACTTTATTTTTATGTCGTCAATCTGTGTCTTTGCAAGTTGAAACATGGCTTGCAATAATTTTTTCTTTTCGACATTCTGTTTGTCGCCCTCTGCCACTTCCTGCCATGATACCCAGCAGGTCATCGTTGTTCCTTTGATTCGAGGGTTAGGGTATTGAAGCGGAATCTTTATATCTCCACTCATAAGTTCAAATACCGGAAGCCCTTGACAAAATGGCGCTTCAATAAAATAAGTTCCTTTTACTTGTCCGTTCATAATAGTTGTTTTTTGATTGTGGTTATAAATTCCTCTGAAAAATAAAAATCTGAATATGTTCTGTCGAGTATTATATGCGAAATTTCTTTGTCAGACATTGGAATATTTTTACCATTGTAAGGTTTTGTCATATCCTTCGTATTAAATTCCTGATATATAATTGATCTTTTTATTTGAACATCTTCTACTTCTAATTTCATTATTTCGCTATTTAGAAAATTATCAATGATTAATAGATATGTGCGATTTTTAAACTCAAATTGTTTTTCCATTTTACAAAGGTATTTATTTTTTCGTTACTCATCGTCAAGCGGAAGCCCAAAATTGTCCCGTGCAAATTTACTGTACTCTTTTGGTACAGAAAAATACGGATGTTTGCTTTCCCCTTCCGTTGAAAATACTTCTTGCTGCTTGCCGGGGTTGTAACGGAAATTCTCTGGCACACTTGCCGCATCATCCGCTGCGTCCGCTTCTTCCTGTGTGCTTTCATTGTCCTCGCCTTCTTCTTTGTCCAGTTGCTCTAAGACGCATCTGCAATTATAATGCGCCTCGGGAGAATTGGCATCCCAAAAATCATCATCAACCGGCAAACAAGTTCCGTCCAACTCCCCGCAAATCTCACATTCCAATTCGTCCCCAACCGCTACAAATCGCAAATACGGCAATGTTTCTTTTTGCTTTTCAATCTTGTTCCATTGCTTCGCGTTTGATGCTTGTTGAATAGCAGTGTTGTATTCCGTTTTAAGCCAACCGTTTAATGTTCGTTCCTCACCATCAACGTCCATAAACGAGCCGCCATTGTACTTGGCGTAGATTTCCGTTGCTGCTTGCTGAAAATCTTTGAATGAAATTAGTTTTCCCTCCTCATCGGTGAGGGCTTCGGACATTTCTAAAGTCTGCTGAAAAGTTCGGGCAGCGGAGAATAAATAAATATTATCTTGTAATGCTGCTGCCAGTTCCGCGTCCGCTTCTCCCCACTTTACGGAATCAATCGCACCGCCAATACCTTGCTCAACTCCTTTAGTTAAGTATTTTGCAAGTGTGAGGTAGAAATCTTCGGGTAAGTCTAACTCCGATTTTGCACCGGAATAAATATCTTCAATCAGGGATGAAATCTCAGCATCGGTGTAGTTGAACTTTGCCATTTCATTTGTGCGAATGCTTACCGTATATCTTTTCCAGCTTCTTATTCAACTGCGGAGAGAACTTCGACCCGGGAACAGGCGCGGGTTCGGCAACTTTTACCGATTTCATCCCTGTTACCTTATTGAATTCATCTGCCGGATATTCGAGCCCTGCCGCTTTCATCGTCTGTGCCACCTGAGCCGTAATCAAATCCGCTTCATCTTTTTTCTTTCGTGAAGCAAATTCTTCTTTGTCATTCGTAACGGCAAATAAGCAATTATTCGGGAATGGCATTCCGAGAGTACGCAGTTTATTAATAACATTGCTATTCAGCACATCTAAAACGAAATCGTCTTGATCCTTTTCGGCCTCTACCATTGCGGCTCCGGCTGGGCTTGCATCTTCGTCCGGGTTTTTGTTTGCGCCCTGTCCACCGCCTAATTTCCCTGGCGGTTCATCCATTGCTGAAGGATGCCCCAAAATGATTTTCGTAATCATTTTTTCCAAACGATGCTCTAAATTATCGAAGGTCTGAAATCCTGCCCCGGTGTTCGATTCGTGAAATTTTATTGCAACACTATCCGGGAATATACCGTAACCCATTGCTCCAAGATTCTGCATAGCGGCATCTACTATGTCCTGAGTGGCTTTGTCGAATCCAGCGGGTAATGATGCTTGCCTATATGGTGTGCCAAACTTCTCGTTATAATCAGCATTGTCTCCCAAATTATTACGAAGTAATATCGCGTAAATAGCCACGCTGTAAAGCAAGCCATAGCCACAAATTGAATGCCCGATGTCTGTCGGCGTGTCTACATAAATTGAATGATCGTAATAACTTTCTCCGTCCTGTTCGCCTTTCACGCTTGGATAAAGAAAATTTACGCCTGTTTTTTGTAACGGTATTGAAACAAGATTTTGGCGGTCAGGCTCCACGTTCCATCTGCGAATGTTAGTCATCTGCGGAAAATTATATTCCCCTTTTCGTGGCGAAATCATGTCGCCAAGTTGAATGAACGAGTAACCGTAAAATTGCGCATCCAATATCCAACCGATCATATTTTTAAACCAACGCTTATTTTTTATTAGTGCCGTTGCTTCTTCGTCAATATTTCCTTTTGCGTCTTTGATAACAAAGTCTTTCAATAAAGTTTTTCGTTTCATTTTCCGCATGCAAGAAAAGGTATGCCCCTCCAAAATGGTATCTGCGAACATCTTCTGCATATTGTACCGGGTCGGGTACAAAGCATTTTCAGCCGAACCAATAGCATCGCGCCAACCTTTTACATCAGTCGCAACTCTATCCAATTGCAACGGCATTATGTAATACTGCGGAAGTGATCCCTTCTGCATCGTGAAGGGCATAGTGTACGGATTAATGGCACGGCTATCTCCGCCTTTGAATGGGGGTAAGTCCTGAGTAAGGATATAATTCTTAATTGTTTTCGGAATTACTTTGCTGATTATTTTCGTGAAACGGTTTGCCATTAATAATAATTTTGCCTTGCTATTTTACCTCCGTATCTCGTTGCCGCTCCCTGCAATGGTTGAATTAACGGCAATGTTAAATTGGCTTTCCCTTCAGCATAAGCATCCAAACACTTTATAGAATATAGCCAATTATTTTTTCTTAGTTCCGGTATATTCTGCGGAGCCACGCCACCGCACATTTCGTAAATAGCCATGTCGAGATAATGCTTTACGATGTTTTGATCTCGGTTATCTCCAAGAGTAAACGCTGCATTGCTCGGTAATGTTCCGGCAGCAACCGAGAATGCTGTTCCGGCTCCCCACATCTTCGCGCCATTAACGACATCATCCGGCAAAACTGTTCCGAGGAATAGATTTTTATATTGCCCCGCTTGCAATGCCCCCTCC